CGGCTATTGCTGATGCCTATATTGCCAGTTCGTCAAGTTGGAACACCGCCTACGGATGGGGAAATCACGCAAGTTCTGGGTATGCCTCATCTGGTGATAACATTTCGGTGTTTACCAATGACTCTGGGTATATCACAGGCATAACCTCGGAGAGCGTATTAAGCCTAACTGACGTATCGGGTACTCCGGCTGATAAGCACCTACTCTATTATGACGCAGGGTCTGGGGATTATGTTAGCACCCACCTTAACAGCGTTAGTGCTGACATTGGGACGGTGGGAACGATCACTTCGGGTACGTGGTGGGGTTCAGCTATCGCCGATGCCTACATATCGTCATCCGCTACTTGGAATACGGCATACGGTTGGGGGGACCATAGCACTGCTGGGTATCAGGCATCATCGACGATGCTGACCAGTTTTGCAAATATGGTCAACTCTGGTGATGACAAACTGGTTTATATGCCACAGACTCCTGCCTCTGGAGCTTCCGTGGTGGAGCTAGGGTCTAATGTAACCATATCTGGCGGTAACCTCTATGCCAGCGTATCCTTAACGGCAGATGTCACAGGAACACTGCCTGTTGCCAATGGAGGCACTGGGCTAACATCACTATCTACGCTACTTAACTCTAATGTCACGCAACAATCTCTGAATGTCGAGGTAGGGGTGGATGTTCAGGCTTATAGTGCAATGCTAACGGGCTTCTCTAACCTCCTTAATGCTGGAGATGATAAGATTGTCTATATGCCAGAAAGCCCTGCAACAGCCCCAGCCACGCTGGAGTTTGGCACAGGACTGTCGCATAGTGCAGGTGCAATCAACGTGTCCTCTGGCACTTGGATAACATCTACTGGAACAATTACCTCAGGAACGTGGCAAGGCACAGCCATTACGTCTGCCTATATCGGCACTCATAACCACTCAGCCACCGACATCACCTCTGGAACACTCGCGGTGGCAAGGGGAGGTACTGGGGTGACATCTGAGACTGCCATTTCCGAGATGGTCATCAATTCATTCTCGTCACAGACTGCGGGAAGCGTTTCGGGAGCCAAGTCAGGGTCGTTCGCCTATGAATCAGCCGCTGGTGATGCCTACGCCCTCTCTGGTGGCAACTTCTTATGGGAAGATGACGGGGCAACAGACACATTTAAGGACACGGAGTTCCAGACAGTAGACGGTGGCACACAAACCGAGTACAGGCAACGAACAGTGACAGTTACGGATGGGCAGATCACCGCATTTGGCACTTGGGGTAGCTGGACTACGGTGGTCGTTGCATAAAATAAATATGAACTTTTTATGAAAAGGGTCTTGACAATGAAACATTTTATTACTATATTATCATCATGGCTATAAACAAAGTAGATAAACACGTTATTGGGGCTGGTGAGGCGATTGAAGTGGATATTACGTCCACAACTCAATCTACGTCTGGCTTGACGCTATACGCTTACGCAAGGAGTGAGGCGGGGGTTGATGTAGTGATTGGGTCAGGTGCTGGTGCTGTTGCCGCCACAGACATCACCATTACTACAGACTGGGGGCTTGTCACCTCTGGTGACTGGTATGAACTGATCGTAATTGCCAACCCTGCTGGTACACCCATAAGGGTTCTACCTAATAAAAATACAGCCGACAAAATCATGGTTTACGTTGTCCCCATCCCTACGGCAACATCATAAATGTCAGATTGCAGTGAGTATAGATCGAACTACGGAATGGGGGTCATGTCCTCTGGTTACACCGCAGACTTGTATTCCTCATCTCTTGCGCTTGGCACGTACTCCTCTGCGTACACGATGTCGCTTTATGGCTCTGGCTCATCTCTTGGGCTGTACTACGGAAAATACTGCTTGAACTTTAGCACGGAGATTCTGGACCAGATCATGTTTTTTGAGGACGGGGAGATAATGCTATTTGAGAACGGAAACAGGATGATATTCGATGGCGTATAAATGGACTGACAGCGCGATTGCGACTGCTGTATCTGTTGCAGCGGAAGACTTGATACTGACGGTAGATGACCCGTCTGGCACCCCCATATCGAAGAAGATTACGGTAGCCAACCTCATTGGGTCCACCGATGTCATCAGTGTGATTGAAAGCAATACTAATGTAACGCTTGCTGGCTCGTATGATTACCTGACAATTTCTGGTCAAGTTATTACACTTGGACAGATAGACCTGTCAACAGATGTTACAGGCACACTAGCCTCTGGCAACATCGGCTCCCATACACACGTAATTGCTGACGTAACAGACTTTACGGATAGTTCTACAAACTGGAACACCGCATATGGTTGGGGCGATCATTCCACGGAGGGCTACCTAACTTCCTATACAGAATCAGACCCTGTGTTTGTTGCCTCCGATGTTTACGGTGTGACCACGGCCGATATAGGCACATGGGACACCGCTTACGGTTGGGGAGATCACTCTACCGCAGGGTATTCAACCAGCACAGGCACCGTGACCTCTGTTGCCACATCTGGATCGGTAAATGGATTAACGCTTACTGGTGGCACGATTACCACATCTGGTACGATTACGCTAGGTGGTACGCTTGCTATAAATAATGCTGATTGGAGCGGTACGGTTCTCTCTGCTGCTAATGGCGGTACAGGATTATCATCTATATCGACGCTACTGAACTCTAATACCACAGCCTCAGATATTACAAGCGGAACGCTTGCTGATGCACGCATTTCTGAGAGCAGCGTAACGCAACATGAAGACGCGCTCTCTATCACCTCGTCACAAATTAGCGACAAGGCATCTGCCAATGGCGTAGCAAGTTTGGATGGGTCTGGCAAGGTTCCGTCATCTCAGCTCCCTGCTATTGCACTCTCTGAGGTTTTTGTTGTTAGCAGTCAGTCTGCACAGCTTGCGCTAACAGCCCAAGAGGGTGACGTTGTAGTCCGCACGGATGAAAGCAAGAGCTACATTCATAACGGTGGTTCGGCTGGCACAATGGCGGACTACACTGAGCTTCAGACCCCTGCTGATGCAGTAACGTCTGTCAATGGATATACGGGCACTGTGTCGCTCACGACAAGCGATGTTGGTGAGGGAACGAACCTCTACTACACAAGCGGCAGATTTGACACTGCATTTAGTGGCAAGGACACTGATGACCTCACTGAGGGTGCGACCAATCAGTACTTCACCAATGCCCGCTCGCGCTCTGCGATTAGCCTGACGACAACCGACTCATCTGAGCTTTCCTACGACAGCGGCACTGGTGTTTTCTCCTATGTGTCACCGACAACGGTAGCAGATGCCAATTCTGTTACGCTTGAGGTACGCAACACTACTGGCTCCACAATTCTAAAGGGCGCAGCGGTTTATATTAGCGGTCACAGTGGCAACAAGATCCTGATTGACCTTGCTGATGCTGATGCAAGCGGTAAGTACCCTGCTATCGGGCTTGCAGCTGGCGCGATTGCAAACAACAGCGATGGAGAGGTAACGGTTTATGGAGAGCTTGCGGGAGTAGACACAAGCTCTTACAACGTTGGTGACGTTCTCTATCTCTCGTCAACTGCTGGTGCGCTTACAAGCACACGCCCAACGTCTAGTGCTGATGCGGTACAAAACATTGGCAAAGTCGCTCGCGCTGACAGCAACGGTATTATCATTGTATCTGGATCTGGTCGTGCTAACGACATCCCCAACCTGACGAATACACACGTATTTATTGGCGGGGCTTCTGGCAATGAGCAGCGGGCATTGGCAGCTGGTGATATCCTTAGTGGCACCTTTGCTGACGCTCGTATCTCCCAGTCAAGTGTTACGCAGCATGAGTCCGCTCTCTCTATTACAGAGTCTCAGATTAGCGATCTTCAGTCCTACATAACGGGTATTACAGGAGAGCCTCTTTCTGATTTATCAGACGCTACTATTACAGCTGTTGCTTCTGGCGAAATACTCAAATGGAGTGGTTCTGCTTGGATCAATAACACCCTAGCGGAGGCAGGCATAGCCGCCGCGTCTCATGTTCACGCAACGTCTGACGTAACGAGTGGCACGTGGGCAGATGCTCGCGTAGCAGAGAGTAATGTTACTCAGCATGAGGCTGCGCTTTCTATCACTGAAAGTCAGATCTCGGACCTTGGGTCATACCTCACGTCAGTGGCCTCGATCGCTTCGATCACGGATGTTACAATTACATCCATCGCATCAGGCGAGTTGCTGAAATGGAACGGTTCAGCGTGGATTAACAACACATTAGCCGAGGCAGACATAGCAAGTGCGGCTACTCTTTCTTCTCACGCTGGAAGTACGGCAAACCCACACAGCGTTACTGCTACCCAAGTAGGCTTGGGTAACGTAGAGAACACGGCGTTATCTACGTGGAGCGGATCATCCAATGTGACTACTGTTGGCGAAACGGCTGTTACCGCCCACGAGGGTGCTTTAACTATTACTGAATCACAGGTCAGTGACCTAGGGAACTATGTAGACGCTGGCACAGCCCTTGTCTACTCAATCATATTTTAACTTATGTTTGTACTTGAGAACGGAGATAAACTACAAGGCGACGCAAGCGCGGCAACGGTTGTTGACTACCACATTAGCGGTATCACAGGTGGCACCACATTAAAAAATCTTGCTGACGGTCAACTTGCTGCAACGATTGGCGACCTGTACACTTCTGCATCCACAGATGCGGCGACTACAATCACGTTAGTTAATACGGACTCAGTTGCGCGTACAGTAAACCTGTATCACACTCCAAGCGGAGGTACGGCGCGTAGGGTTATCCCAAAAGACTTGAGTCTAGGTGCAGGGTATTCTGTTGTCATTGACGGTGGAGACATAAAAATCATCGGCACAGACGGTAAACTACAGACTACCGCAGCCCTTGGTGCCTCAGAGATCAAGACGCTTTACGAGTCCAACGCTAATACAAACGCCTTTACTGATGCTGACCACAGTAAACTAGACGGAGTTGAGGCTTTAGCTGACGTAACAGACGCAACAAACGTGAACGCGGCTGGTGCCACAATGAACACTGACGCTGATGTGTCAGGAAATACGTGGGTAGTAGATGAAGATGATCTAACGTCAGACAGCGCTACAAAAGTCCCTACCCAGCAAAGCGTTAAGGCGTACACTGACAGTGGCACACAGACGCTGACCAACAAGACGATCAATACAGCCAGTAATACGATTACCATTGCGGGTGCTGATGTTGGTAGTGGGACGATAGCTCATGAGCGTGGCGGTTTGGAAGCAGATGTTTCTGCGTACTCTGGGCTGGTAAAGATTACAGGCGGGGCCACGTCTGCCGTAGCCGATCCCAATGCTACCGCAACAACGAAGGGTGATCTTCTGGTGCGCGGTGCTTCTGCTCTCGGTCGCGTTGCCGTTGGCACGAATGATCAAGTATTAACCGCAGACTCGGCTGAAGCATCAGGCGTTAAATGGGCGGATGCAGGTGGTGGCGGAGGAGGTATTTTGGTCGTTCCGATGGTTCACTCATACAATTCTTCTGACAATCAAATGCTCGGCACTCTCGGTTATGCCTCCGCAACCGAAGCGGGGGCGGCCGCGTGGATGTTAGGCACTGGCTATTTTGTCCTTGGAAACACTACCTTGCCGAGCGGTCTTACAAGTATCGACAGCGCATATATATGGTTATCGTCGGGGAATGCCACTGAAGGCGAACTAAGAATAACGGTAAATTTCGCGTCAGCAGGAGAAGACTTCGAGGCAGGCGGGAGCCTAAACACGCTTACATCAAGCACATGGTACACGCCGGGCGCAACATACGATTTGTCAAAATTTGACATTTCGAGTTTGATGACCGGCGCGGCCGCTGGCGATACGGTTCAAATCGCCGTAGAAAGAACGGGGAGCGAAATTGTTTTGGTTGTTAACGCATTTATAGAATACTCATAATAACATGATAACATGATATACTTAGAAACCGACAAGACATTCAGCAATTCGATTTCGGCAGAGTTGAAAGCCGCAGGGCTTCCCGCCGCGTTCGGGATGACTACCCGCCGAATCATCGACGGCAAGGTTCAGAAAGGACATTCCCGCGCCCTTACCATCGACGTAGACGAATCCCAGCGATCCACCGTTCAATCGGTACTTGATGCTCACGTTCCGTTCTTCGACCATGCCGATAAAAAGATAGCGGAAGTAAAAGCCGAAGCCCGTAGACGCATAGACGCAATAGCTCCTTTGTGGAAGCAGATGAACGCCGCAAGGGAAAACCCTAGTGATGCTATATTTTCCGAGATTGATGTTATCAGGAAAAAATCAAACATGATTGAAGCACACTTGGCGACGCTAACAGATGCTGAAGCGGGTGCATATGACATAGAGAATAGTCCATTCTGGGACTAGGAAACTTGTCAACACCACAGTTTTTTTACAGGATGAATATCCTATATTCACGCATTGTTCTAGCTAAAGTGAGGGATCACAAATGAAGTTTACAGGAAAGGAGATCTTTGGTATCGTGGCGAGTCTAAGTGCCGCTAATTCAACCAAGGGTCAAGGGCGTAAGTTTATACGCATCAATAAGAAGCGGTTCTCAACCCCTTATGATGAGATCATAGGATGGGCTGGTGACTACGAGGATGACTTTGAGGGCGTAAAGGTACAGAAGTCACCTGAGGGTGATGTTCAGTCGTTCCAGTTCGACCCAGACAACGGCAGAGAGGCACTAGAAGCCTTTTCTAAGTTCTTGGTGGATACGGAGTACGAAGTTGAGCCTTACCGTATGACAGAGGAAGTGATGGACTTCATTGATGGCATTGACATCAATCAGGAGGGCGCACTTATGCAACTAACTACCGAGGCTGTATAAGCCTACCGCGTTGAGGGGCGCACAAATATAGGGCAACGAAGTACCCACAACCCACCGATCCCTCTGCGTGGGTGCTTTGCCCTTTTTTTTCTATGGAACCTATCAAGCCAATACCGCCACAGGAGTTGCCTACTCAGGACCCTGATCTAGAGCTTCCCAATGACGGTCAACAAATAAAGGACTATATTATGAATGAGAAACTACAGGAATGGAAGAAGAAGACAATCTTCCGTTCACGAACAATCATCTCGGTAGCCGTGTCTATACTCGGCTTCGTTTTGGTCAGCCTATTGGGGCTTGACATCAACCTAGGAGAGTTCATTTCAGCCGCCGATGGTCTGCAAGTTGGCGAGGCTATTCTTGCATTGGGTGCTGTTGTAGCCGCCTTCTTCCGCAAGAATGCTAGGGCTGATTTGTCTCAACCTTCTGACGGGTAGGATGACTTGCTTCCCAGTCTTCCGTAACGCATCAATATCTGATCTTCAGGTTTACTCCCTGATGGAGCTTGGTAGGGACTACAACGTCTCTGCTAACTTCACCCTTGGGGAGTTTGCTTGTAATGACGGAAGCGACATTGTGCTTATACATCCAGCGTTGATCCCCCTGCTTGAGGCTATGCGTCTCAAGTTTGGGGGTCCGTTGTTTATTAACTCAGCGTACAGGACCCATTCGTATAACCTATCCATAGGTGGTGCGCCCAGATCCAAGCACCTACTTGGAATGGCGGCAGACATATGGACTCCTAACACGTACCCAACTAAGGTTGCAGATTATGCAGAGGATCTGAACATTGGTGGAGTTGGTCGGTATAAGACGTTCACGCACGTAGACATATATAGCGCGGATCGGCGTTGGAGTTTATAATATGACTTGGCAAGAAGAGGCGTATGATCTGTTCAAGAAAGGTTTGAGTGTTAGGAAGATAGGTAAGAGGCTTAACGTGGCTAAGTCCACGGTGGCTGACTACCTAAAGCCTTTTAGGGATCTACCCTTGAATGATGCTAAGGTGCTGGTGTTCGACATTGAGACTGCCCCTATGGAGGCTTATGTCTGGAACTTGTATCCTAAGTTTATCAGCACGAATCAACTGAAGCAGTCGTGGACTGTGCTAACGTGGTCAGCGAAGTGGCTAGATAGCCCTACAATGATGAACGCGAGCGTAGACCCATCTGCCCCTAGAGATGACTTCGATGTCGTAGAGGAGCTGTGGCAACTGTTTGACGAGGCAGATATTGTTGTTGCACATAACGGTGACAAGTTCGACGTAAAGCGTATGAACACTCGCTTCCTACTACTTGGGCTTCCTGAGCCTTCACCTTACCGCAGTATCGACACGCTGAAGATAGCGAAGCGTAAGTTCTCCTTTGCCAGCAATAGACTGGACTACATTAGTAAGGTTACTGGTGGCGAGGGTAAACTAAGCCACGAAGGGTTTGGGATGTGGGAGAAGTGTCTTCAGGGAGACGCTGAGGCTCTGCAAAATATGCAGGACTACAATGATGTAGACGTTCTAGAGCTTGAGCGTGTTTACAAGATCCTCCGTTCATGGGATCATCACCACCCGAACTTGGGAGCCTTCTCCAAAGAGGAGATAGTCTGCCCAGTATGCTCAAGTGGTGATGTTACACCCACTGGTAAGTTCTATATGACTCAGACACAGCAGTACCCAACATTTAGATGTGGTGGCTGTGGTAAGATCAGCAGGTCTAGGAACTCATCTAGCGTTGCTAATCCAAAGAAGCAAGGACTAATCCCCTCCAAGTAACCAACTATTAACGTCAAGGTCGAAGGTATTAAACACATCTTCGGCTTTGGCGTTTTCGGTGTTTTTGTACTTCCTCTTGATGTGGTCGAAGCTCCACATATTCTCTTCGGGCGTTTTAATATCTATAGCCCAGTTCTGCCCTGTCAGGTGTACGCACTCACCATCCGCCACAAAGCGTTTAGGACCACCATCCACGTTCCTATTCAGGTTCTCCTCATAGGGGCGGTAGTCGCAACGCATTAGCACCTTTCGAGACAGGTATTTTCCCGCTCCCAGTACAGCCCTGTAGTGGAGTAGCATTTCGCCCGTGGCTTGCTCAAAGTAGAAGCATCTGCCTAGCTCGCTGAACACGGGTTTTTTCCCCGCTACCCAACGGAAATACTCAGGGTGGATGAGGTTGTCTGACCCTATGATCATCGCACCTTCGTAGTCACGCGGAACCGCTTCGAAGATGTTGTTAAACTTGGCAGACAATGGAGCATTCTCGGAGAACACTACGTAACAATCAGAAAGATCAAAGGCTACCATTTCTGATAGCCCTACGATGATCTTAAATCCAAATTCCTCACGCAAGTCTCGGTAGTAATCCAGTACCTGCTGAGTTAAATCGTCCCTTCCCCAGATGGGGATGCATATTGCTAATTTCATACCTGCACCGTTCTGTCTAGATTAGAAAATTTACCATCCTTGAAGTAGAGTTCTGCCGTTCCTGTTGGGCCGCTTCTCTGCTTCGCCACAATGACCTCACCGATGTTGGCGAGGTTTCTGCCTGTGTCATGGTCCATCGTAACGCCGTAGTATTCGGGTCTATGGATAAACATGACATTATCTGCATCCTGTTCGATCGCACCAGACTCTCGTAAATCTGAAAGCATGGGTCGTGCGTTAGCTCCGCGACTCTCAACGCCCCTGTTAAGCTGTGCTAGAGCCACTACTGGGATATCCAGTTCCTTTGCTAGTCCCTTGAGGCTACGGCTGATCTTAGCAACCTCACGCTCTCTGGATGTCTCGCCGTTGACTGTCATAAGCTGGAGGTAATCCACGACCACGAAGTCTAGTCCGCCCTTCATCTTGAGTCTGCGACACTTGGCGCGAAGCTCAGTAGGTGTCATTGAGAAATCATCGTCAATGTACAGGGGTAGTGCGTCTAACATTCCTGCCGCCCGTGTCAGCCTGCTCCAGTCTTCATCATCTGTAAATCCCCTTCTTGCTCTCTGTGGATCAACGTCAGCAACCTGCGTGAGTAGACGCTGAACGAGTTGCGTTCCGCCCATCTCTAGTGAGAAGAATGCGGATTTTTTTCCTGCTTTGGCTGAGTTCAGAGCTACCTGCATTGCGAATGCTGACTTACCCATAGCTGGGCGAGCCGCGACAATCGTTAGGTCTGTATTCTTAAACCCTGCCGTGATGCTGTCCACCTGATAGAATCCTGATGAGATGCCAATGATGCCACCATCGGATGCACGAGCCATTTCCAATTCATCTAAGGCGGGCTTCAGGAGCGAGGAGATGTATCCGCCTGTTTCTTTTTTCCCCTCCGTAGCAATGTTGAAGATGAGGCTCTCAGCTTCGTCAATGGCTGACTCTACGCTGTCGGTCTGCTCGTCAGCTATCGTGATGATCTCACGACCTGCTGTGTTGAGCTTGTGCCACTTGTCATCCCTGTTAATGAGACTGGCATAGTGTACAGCGTTCGTGCCAAACTCACTACCCACTAGGTCAGCGCAGTAGGTTACGATACCCTTAGAGTCAGGAGCCTTAGACGCTCTGTCCGATACAGTTACGTAGTCGATAGGGATGGAGGCATCAAATAGCTCCACCATTGTCTTGAAGACCAGTTTATTGTCCGCTACCCTGAAGGAATCAGGGGTCACGATACCGATAACATCAATGAAGACATCAGGGTCATTAAGGATCGCACCTAGTAGTGCGCGTTCATTATTGGAGTACATAGACTTCTAGTGCTGTGTTTAAAAGGTCAGACAGGTGACTACCCTGCCCATACAGTTCGATTTGCTCCCTCACACGCTGTTCGGCGTGGAGGACTGTTGTGTGATTAACTCTTCCGAATATACGGGCTGTCTCCTGTAAAGTTGCACCCTGTCTGCGGATTGCTACCATTGCTACGTGTCTAGCGTCAACAATTTCCTGCACCCGCAGTGGGCCAATCAGGTCTTGTATATCGATTCCAATCTCAGAGCAGTACAGGCGGTGAAATTCCTGAAACGCAAGTATAAAATTTGACACCTCTTCCGTATCGCTCCAGTTTACTGCAAAGCCTTTTTTCCCCTTAGGGGTGACCTTCTTTCCTGCCCATCGGCTTGCCCTATCCCACCTGTTGAATGATCTCATTGATTGCCTCTAGTTGTTTCTTATTCAGTAGTAATGCTATCTTGCGAGAGTTGTAACTCGCTAGTAGGCTAAGACCCTCAGCAACGCCAGTCCAGTAGGTTGCTTGCTCACTTGGAGTCCATCCAGTATTCTGCTTCGTGTTGAGGTCATAGTCTGTGCGGTCTAGGTAATCTTCCCAAAACTCACAGGCTTCTTTTGCTGTATTCTGCACTTCCGGTACTGCATCAATTAGGTGGTCAAGTATCGCTGATACAAGGTCTGCTTTTTTAGCACTCATCTTTTTCCTCTGCTTTCTTTAGTAATTTGAAAAACTCTTCTAGTTCCATAATCGTGTACACCTGTCTTGGTCTGCCCTTGGAGCGGTCGATGTAGAATGTTATTAGCTCCTGATCGCCTTGCAAGTAGTCTATGCAGTTCTTGACAAACCACTTCACTACGTTCTTGAACATGAAGCGTTTACTCTGCCAACGGTATGGACCAATGGTTCCATCGTCTTTGTAGCATAAGCCCATCGACCTACCATCCGATGCCCACGCCCGCTGTGCGTCTACCCCGTATTCCTCAGCCATCTTGACGATGTACGTCTCAGCTACGTTGCCACGCACTTTGTTTTTTGCGCTCATATTAGTTTCCATTTAGTTGTGTAGAAATGTGGACGGTGCTTAAAGCCATCCTGACTAGATGCGTGGATGTCAAGTAAAGCCTGATTCATTTTTTCCCTTCCTGACTCCACGCGGTCTATGTGCAACTCGAATACGTCACACTCGTTTAGGTGACCACGTTCCACAGCGATAAACCGACAGCACTCGACACCTGCAAGAGATGCGTAATGGGCTATCTGCCTGTCGTAGTTGTAATTCCATATCTTACGTGGGAATCTACTGACTTCCTCACCCGTTGTCTTGAGGTCGCACACGAATGCTTCTTTAGTGCCTACCATATCAAGCATTCCTTTAACGGTTAATCCGGTTTCTTCGTGGACTGCCGTGTAAACGATCTGCTTGGTAGTCTCTGACAGGCTCTGAGAAGCCACAGGATTGTCCCTAACGGAGTCTAACATATTTTCCAACGTAGAGTACTCATCTGCGGAGATCGTCGTTCTAGAGCCAACCTCAGCAAGAAAGTCTACATACGGCTTCAGCTTATGGAAGGTCTTTGGGTCAGGGCGAGCGTAGCCCGCTAGTGTGAAGCACTCCTGCATATCCAAACCAGAGCGCATAGCCTTTACCAAGCCGACCTGCTTGGATGTTGTTGGCGTATCCATACCGAGCGGAGTAACCACATACTGGTCAGCCCACAAGTGTGGCTCCAGTAGCAAGCAGTCAAAGGCTGAACCCATTCGCATAGGATCTGATACTGGGTTAGAGTACATCCCCTCCAGTTTAGCCTTGTACAAGTACGGTGAGCGTTGGAAGAGGTTAACGTCTGAGTTGCTGATACCGTCCATTGCGAAGTATTCCGCCTGAGTGCAACCGATGTGTTCTGTGATGTCTGTATACATAATGCTTATTTACCTGCTTATTTAGCTTTTGGTGTGTAATGCCAATGGTCGTTCCTTAGTTCCCACTCGTCAGCGTCAATCATTTTGTTCTGCTGTTTGGTCAACCGCATAAAGTCTGCAAACTCTTCCTTGGTCAGCACCTTGGCTTCAACCTGAATCTTGTTAAACTTCTTAGCATTCTGATACCAAGTGTTAGCACGAGCTTTAAACTTCGTTGGCGTTACCCCTGTATAGGTGGTGTCGTTCTCTTCGTGCCACGCTAGGAATCCGTGTGCCATATCTTCTGCATCAATCGGGGATACGCCACGATGAACAAAGTAGTCAGTGACCAAGTCAAGAAAAGAAACATCTTTATTATTCTCTTTGTTTTTAGTTTTGTTATTATCTAGACATGACTGTCGGGGGTCCCTAGTCATGGTTGTCGTGGGTCCCACGTCTTCATTGTCGGGGGTAGTCACAACTGGTGGGGGTAGAATGCGTAGCCAACGGGTCGTTCCGTCATCCTTGATTTCCCGCTCAATGTACCCCGCATTAACGAGTTCAGATACGTACCGAGAGACCTGTCTAATGTCTAGATTTGCTAGACCTGCAATATACGCATTACTAGCGTAGCAGAAGCCTTCTTTCTGCGCAAGGTTGGCAATGTCTCCGAAGATGAGCTTCGCCTGTGGCTTCAGGTCTTTAGTCTGACGAATGTAGCTCGGAATGGTTGTGTAATAGGTTGATATTCTCATAGTGGTTAAAATAAATCAGGTAGTGTCATTGAATTGGCGTTTACTGCTATCTCAAGCACAATTTCCGTGGAGTCTATCCAAACGTATGAGTCATTGAGGACCTCAATCATCCAGTATCCATCAGGTCTTTGTGTAAGACGCATCTCGGCTTCGGGGTCGGTGAAAACCCTCACGTTCCTCATTAGCTGGAGCGCATCGCACAGGCCTAGTTTAATGGTCGGTTCGTCTCTGATCTTTGACATCTTTTTTTCCCTCCTATTTACGGTACATATAGACACCAAGCTGAAACTTGGTAAAGGCCCTACGCAGGGCCATGGATTCTGCGATCGACTGGTAGTCTCCGTAGTTGTCCGTGGATGAATCCTCAGACCCAGTACCCTGTCGGCTGAAGCTACCATCAGATGCGTGTATAGTCACTTCAACGACCATTTCAAACTTCTTTGACACCTCAGAGTGTCCGCTCTTGACGATTCGGTACTCCCATTGCCCGTCTGTGACGGCGTTGGCGATACTGACGCATTCATACCAAGGAATGAAGTTGATGGTGTTGCCACCCATTCTTTTGCTTTTTTCCCGCGAGGGGTAGGGCTTTGCTAGATCCGCTTGGATCTGTGCAATGGTTTTTGTTGGTTTTCTTTCAAGCATTGTTTCTTCCTCTAGTTGGAAATTGTTAAAAAGTCTACGTAGAGCCTCTACGTTGTTAGGTCGTGAATGTTTCATCTCCGTCCAATAAATCTAAAAGGTCACCCTCTGGTTCATCGTTCAGGATTGACTGGGCTAGCTCTAGTGTTTCCAGACTGTCGATGCTGATCACCGCACCGTTCTCCCACGTAGCTAGTGGGGTGATCTCATTTAAGAGTTCTCGTATCTGGTCTAATTTTGCTGATGATTCTGCGTTCATTTTACTACCTCCTCTGTGTTGTAGTTGAATACATGAAGGAGCGCATCCTTTGCTTCCCCTGTGATGTCAAGTAGAGTCTCGCCGATGCGATCCCCCTCTGTAACCACGCTCATTGCTCCAACCAGTTTGGCTAGGACTGTGGCTACCTGTAGGGCTTCTACTTCGTCGATGTTGGTTCTTACTTCGTTATTCACTTTTTTCTCCGTTTATAGTTGCGAGCAGACGCTCGCTAGGTTGTTGATTTCTGATACCGAGGGCAGGTTGGTGGCTTCTGTGGCTTCTCGCCAACCCTCACCGTCTCCTACCATCCTCCCGATCTCAAAACTAATATAGGCAATCCCTATGACAAATGCTATAATAGCTACCGTGAATGTTGTGTGAAGACCGATTTTCTTTAACTGGTTCATTTTTCCTCTGGTGTTAAGTCGTTGATGTCAGACATAATGTCCTGCACTTCGTGCATTTTCAGGCAACCTAGCACTCCGGCAGGAATTGGTTGCTGATCGTACTGGATGTCATCACCCTTGTTTAGTAGGGCGATCTCGAACAATCCGAGCGTTGCTCCCATTGAAAGGTTGTTGCGTATTACAGACACTCCGTAGCCGTTGTCGAAACGGTGGATCGCTTGGATCCCGAACGGGTGCTGTGTCTCCTTAAACTTCAATTCGAATCTCATTTTTTTCCTCCTAGTATAGGTGAGAGATTACTTGATCATAGACAAATTGGTCATCATCATTCAGAGCGTCCACTTCGTCTTCTGTGGCAGGTCTGCCCTTGTATGTGAATGCTTCCACGTAGCAGTTGCAGAAGTCTGGAGCATCGCTCGTATCAATGCTCATCTCCACATCGTCGATCTCTTCATAGTCAAGTACGACTGTATTTGTCAGCAGGTCTGACCGCATAGCTAGGTAGGAACGCCCATCTTTTTGGTACGTCAGGCGTTCTGGTGCATCTTCGATGGAAGTGATTTCCGTGTCGAACAGGAACCCGCCTACTGGCAGGTCGATTGTTGCATACTCTTGAAACTGGAATCTCGTTTCCACACTTTGTGAGTACAGGTGATAGGTTACTCGTTTCATCTTTTTTTTCTCGGTTAGAATGTGTCCATCATTTCTTCCAGTTCAAGGATCATTTCCTCTACTGGTACAAAAGTTCCGTTAACTCGCTCAACGATACCCATATCTAGACCTCGTTAGCGTGTTCGGCTATTTCGTTCCAGTCCACTCGACTCATGAACGACGATATAGCGTCATAGGCGAAGTAGTTGACGGAGGCATCGACAGCCTCATCGAAACCAATTTCCATGACGTACTCTCGGCACTCGTCAGCAGTTACGCTATTAGTATACCCTTCTCCTACAAGAGAGTCAGAGTGCTTCCTGAGGGCATTCCCAAAGTGCAGGTTCACCAACCAAGTCTCGTGGTTTGTCCAACCGTTATATTCAGTTTCTTTGATCATTTTTTTTCTCTTTTTTTTCCCGCCGTTGAGGCGTGTTGTTGTTTGATCTGTCCCAATATTATGGTGCTGAGATTTAGCATCCTAATGAAGATAACGTGAAGTTGACATTTTATTTCTTCACACTCTCTTCACAACATATTAGTTGCAGTCTATATATATTAGTGCCAGTTCAAAACAACAACGCCGGAGGGCAACATTATGACTAGAATAGGAGAAATGAGAGACGTTCAGAACGCGCTGGACCTACTTAGTGACTTCGACCCTGAGCGGTTCGAGGTGGAGCGGGATAGTGAGACAGTCAAGGTCACAGACAGTCTTGAGGGTGATGCGGTCGTAATGAGTGCGCTTCGCACGCCAAATTGCTGGGTCATCCGCTACTCGGAAAACTACTTCGGAGACTAAGATGAGACACACTAAAATGGTCGCACAGTACACTAAGATGGTCGCTCGTTACAACATCAAGGATGACGGTAGCCTTAAACTCGTAGATGTTCAGCACCTTGAGACTGAGCAGACAGCCGAGGAGCTTAAGGAGCGGTATAGCCCTGACCTTAGATGGACGTTGAAGGAGTGGCGAGACGGCACTCTAGAGTTTAGCAGGAGGAACGGAGAGCAAGTGAGCATAATGTATAACAAGCCAATATCTAAGAGACTAGAGAAAATCCTCTGCATTCCTAGAGACAACTAGGTCTCACAAATCTTTTTTTCCCCCCGCCCATGCGGGGGCGCACACGGGTCGGGACTGGATCCCGCAATGTCAAGCGATTCACACTAAATTCACATAAATTCACGGGAGGTTCATAATACTGATTCACACAACGTTCACGGTCTCTTCACACGTACTTCACACTACTGCCGTACATTGCTAGTGTTCAAAAGGGACATCACCACCAAAACTTCATACAGCAAAATGGAAGCTACACTACTCTCTCAACACGACTTCATCATCGAAAAATCACCAGAGGTGATCGCATCAGAAAAGCGTTGGGCAGAAGCCACGCCTATCCAACGAAGCCGCGAGGCTCTCTATAACGCCATTCACAGGGGGCTCGAAAGGGCGACCTACCTAGAGGCGCGCCAGACCATAGATGAAGCGGAGTTACACTTGATAGAGGATCTAGCATTTGATTGGGGCTTGTATGAAAACAAAAAGGGCATGATCCAGTCGATAAAGGTTGACCTTCACGGCGAGACGTTTGAAGTCTCGGTGAAGCGACTAAGGAAGTAGTTCACAATACATTCACAAAGGAAGAGAGGGGTTCGCGCCCCTCTTTTTTCTTGTTCTCTTTTTTTCCCCGCCACACCTTCACCAAATGTTCACACGACCTTCATAAATGACAATGTCAAGTGTTTCACCGTAAATTCACAAATCTTTTTTTCCCCGCCCCCTACCACTTTCGCCGGATCTTCATAAATGACAATGTCAAGGCCTTCACACAATCTTCACATTAATTCACCGTATCTTCATAATCGACAATGTCAAGGGATTCATCAAATATTCACACAAATTCACGGTATCTTCACACAATATCTTCACGCAATCTTCACACAAAAAGTTGGGTTTCTTAGTTGGATAAGCCTTAAAATGGCAAGGCACAGGAGTGGGAGTAAAAAAAAGGGTGGTTTATGAAAGTTGTGTGAATCGGTTGACCGTGTCCCTTTTATCACTATGTTCTGGTCAGACAGCAACTAAAAAAGCCGAACCGATGAAAACGAAACTAACTCAGATCCTACTCTCAACATTTACAGTCTCTGTAGCTACCTTGGCAATCTCGATAGATCTAAATCCATTGATGATAATTGGGCTATATAGCATAGCACTTGGGACGATTGTAAACCGATAGACGACAAACCAACTAAAAAAACGGTACTTAATAATGACTACTTCTGCCCAACAGATTACCGCCGCCTTCATATACGCACTGGGTCCTGATGAGCTTGCTGAAGCACTTCAAGTCGCCGCCCGAGAGCAAGCCGAGCTGAATTTTATCAATATGATGGAAGATAAGGACGGGTTCTTCCGTTGCTCTGTGTACCGCGACTTGTGCGAAGCATACGGTCTCGAGTGGTACAACACGCCTCTCGATAAGGGTCTACAGCCCTTCCAGTCAGTAGACATCGTTGACTTAACCTTCCGCACTAAGGAGATTATCTCCAACTCCGTTCTGAACTATATAGCTCAGTAATCCCATCCAACCTTTAAGACTACATCACCACTATGGAAACGACTGACAAGAAACTGCAGGCCATGAAAGACACGCTCAACAGCGAAACCGCTATATACCGGAAGCTGTCCTACGTACTCAAAACCGCTACCGATCAGGACCGTCTCGACGGTGCCATCTGGTACGGTATCGGTGAGCAAATTTGCGAGAACTGGTCAAGGGAATTTGACCTACCTAAGCTCATCGTGGCTAGCGTAGTCTCCTGCCTGTCTCCGGCCTGCAGTTGGATCCAGAACCTCAAGGATGCGCGGACCGTGTTAGAAGCCCACAGCAGTGGCGTGACGGACTCCGAGCAAGTGACCTGCTCTACCTACGGTAACAACGTGCGCAAGGCGTTCCTGATACTGGCAACGGGCAATCCCGAGCACATAGGGAACGGGCTAAAGACAACGTCGTTCGCGATGAACCTTGCGGGTATGTGGAATGAGAACGCGGTTACGATTGATCGACATATGCTCGGCCTAGCAGTCGGTTCACGAACTACACTCCATCAGAAGCTATCCGTGACGCCGAAGAGATACCGGACCATATCAAGCGCAATCAAGAAGCTCGCAAAGCGTGAGGGACTAGAACCGCGTCAGGTTCAGGCTATCCTTTGGGAATCCTTCCGGACCCGTGTAGGTCTTAAGAAGTAAGCCACTAAGGATGCACAGTATGGAAATCGAGAGTAAGACTATGCGTATTCAGTCAAGGCAGTATAGTAGAAGGGATTTGGGGCGGCCCCTTCACTACTTTTTCTTCTCCCCTTCATCAGAGATTCACATAATCATCGCCCAATCTTCACTATTTATTCGTCTAATCTTCACATTAGGGGGGTAGGAGGGGTCTTTTTCCCCCTACCCATCTAGAGCACCCCCTTTTTTCACGCGTGCTATACCAAAAATTAGAGTTTTTTTCACATACGGGCTAGATTTGTTGATTTCATTGAATATTATTGTTCCCTGTTCGCGAGATATTCACATAAGTAATTATGCAGGTTCCCAGAAAGTTGCAAGTTAACTGAAACTTCATAGAATCAATGCACGAAGTGGATGATTTATACACTCGGCTCCTGCCGTGTGTTAGAGGAAGAGCTACGGCTCTGATGAGCCTCCAAAGAAATAATAATTTTGTTTCACTGGTTTAGGGGATTCATGCAATCTTCATACTTTATTGCAATAGGAACAAGAAAATACATCTCGCCCCCTATATGCAATATTAGAAAAAGGTCGAAATGAAACCAGAGATCTACTATACCCACGACAGCTATGTCTAGGGGGTAGACATATATGACTAGGGGTGTGCCAGACGATGAGGATGCGGTTAGGGGGATGCGAACAATTGCCAAATACACACCAGCTAATCTGGTGAACCACGCTATCTCGAATGGACTTTTAATTTACCTGATCCAACCCGCTATCTCAAAGGGAAGTGTGCCAGTATACTGCTTGCTGTTTAGGACGTATGTTCCTACCTGCCCAACTTCTTGTTGAGCCTTCTAAGTTCTTGTCGCTCGAATCTGAGGGACTTCATTCTCGCCTCAGCCATTCTCATCTCCACGCCATCCTGTAGCGGGTGGTCCTCTCTCTTAACTAATATGGTCTTCTTCTCTAGCGACATAGAAGAGTATACGAAATTTCTGTGAACTTGTCAAGGGGGTAGGGCAAAATAATTCATCTTTTTTTCATTTATTTGACTAGAGTCGTAGTAGACCAGATAACTGGACTGCTGGTACGGGCGTAAGCTCATCCTGATTGAAGCGACTGATCTCCGTTAGGTTCTCACCCACCTTACAAGACGTAAGCAGGAACTTCTTACTGGAGAACACCTTGGCTGGTGGTAGCTGATTAGACGCAGACTGATCAAGGTTCCTTGAGAGCGTGACTCCATAGAGATTCCCGTCCTCTGGTAGGAGACTTGTCTTGATGGCTCTGAGAGGACCGATAGGCTCCCCTGCTCTTCTACCCACGTATCCGCCCCAGTAGACTGCATAGTCCTCATCCCAGTCCCACATAAATAGATCGGTAGTGCCGATGTACTTATAGCCCTGAGTGATAAGGTCGGCGTATACCGCCCAGATGTCGGGTGAGAAGAAGGTGTCGCTACCAACAGGCATCACGTAATCTGGGTCGTGCTTTTGTATCCCCAGATTCATAGCCGCGTTGAACTTGGCTCCTAGTGGCTGGTTCGGGAACTCAATGTAGTTAAATCCGAACTCTTCTGCTTCACGTTGCGTTTCTAAGCCCTCAGATCCTGCGATGCTGACACTAAGGTCGACACCGTGAGCCTTAGCCTCTCTTACGTGCATCGCCATATGCTTAAGGTACGCCTGACGCATCTCTGGTCGCTTCCACACCGGAGTGAATACTGCTATCTTAATCATAAGACCCCCATATCGTCGCGATCCAAGTCAACGATCGTATCTACATAGTGGATGGTCGCTTGCTCACGCAAGAGTCCCTTTAGGATTAGCATATACCCGATCACGTCTTCAATCGCGTCCTCAAAGCCCTCTCCATCTACGAACAGTTCGCCCTTCTTCAGGTAGGTGCGGATGCGTTGCATCTTATCCTGCACACGGATCATCAGCCCTGTCGTTGGCTCAACGCCCTCTAGCGTAGATAGTCTGAAGTTCGCAAAGGGATCTCCGCCACCAGTATAGTCGTTCTGCTTCTTCTTTAGCGTTTCCATCAGATCGCCTAGTGTATGAGCGACTAGCTCGTTAAACTCGTTCTTCGTCATCCGTGTCATCCTTATTTCTCGTTCTCTAATAGTGCGGCAATCACTAGGATCGCTATTGGTACAAATACGTATAGCCAAAAAACTGTCATTTCCACTCCTCCGATTCCCAGATCTTATGAAAGTAGTGCGAACACACAATTATCACGATGATTGCTAGTAAAAGATCTATCATTTCTCCGCTAGTTTATAATTCATGGTCGGTACGTGTTGTCCCGCTGGATTCTTCTCCCAGATTCGCTCATAAATTGGATATTCCATCTCACCTGATTCTGGATTCTTCCAAGGTACTCGAACCCTGTTGTGCGCATTGAACGCGGCTGTTTGGGATTTGCCGAGATTCAAGCTGTTACCCTCTCGAGGTCCGTCTATGAAGTTAATTTGAGCCATTTCCTAAGTCGTTTCTTGGTTAATATGCCCCAGACCTTGATTCTACGCACTAATGCGTCCTGTTCTGGCGTTGTTTGTGGCTCACCGCTGATGGCGAGTTCGATATGGTCCAGTTCTGGTCGCTTGGGATGGTTCATTTGACCTCCAAGCATACATATTCGCGTAATAGATCGCGCAAGATGCACAACTTACCGTCTGTATCTACATATCCGGTGTATACCCACGCATTATTCTGGTCAATGCCGACCTGAAGGTGCATATCAAAGAAACTATCGTCCCCAACAACTGTTCCGCGTAACGTCTCGAATAAAATCCTTCCATCTGCCTTATTTTTAAGCTCATGACCGCCAATGATGCTCTGTGCATCGCCTAGATTGCCATTGTAGATGGTAAAGCTGACCCTATTTTGGAAGGTTGGAGAGTCATAAATAACCCCTTCCCAAGAGCCTGAAATCGGCTGATCAGAGGCTGGATCGCTATCACAAGCGGTTAAAAGCAGTAAAAATGCCAGTAGCGCGGTCTTCTTCATTATTTCCTTGTTGTTTTGGTAAAGATTGCGGTTAAAGACCTAGTTCCTTTCGAGATTATTAGCGTCCCACCGCTATCCCGTTCTCATCCGTTTTACAAAGTGCACAAATCATTAGCATAGATTCAACACAATATTTAAAACGCAATTAGTTAATTACTAGGTCTTAAAAGAACATACATAGATTCTGCTATGCCAGTAACCATAGGAGGGGGCGCAGGAATCGAACCTGCCCTCTGCGTACCAACCGCCCCCTCTCTGTCTACCTACTAAGTAGACGCTTGACCCTCTCCACTATCTCCTCTTCTGTGAACCCATCTGCGTGTTTGGTGTTCCCAACTCGTTGCAAATAATTTCTATACTTAGAGGAGTAGGGGTTCCTGTGTGATGGAGGACTCCAATTGCTAGGCATCCAGAAGTCGTTGGTTTTACTCATTATTGCCACCAATTATGTCTTTAGCCTGCTTTAGAAGCTCCTGCATCTCATCTCTAGGGAAAGGTTCGTCCAGTACGTTAGCCTCTCCCATTAAGACTCCCTCCTCTAGAGCTTCCTCGGCTAAAACCTCAACCAAGAGCCTAATGATCGTTGCTGAAGACTTATCTAGATCAGTTACTGATGAAGCTATGAGTGTTGTGGTTAAGATGTAGTAGGCTAAGAGCATCTTGTGAGGCGAAATATCGTGACCCTCATCAAAAAGGTTGTCCCAGAGCCTGCTTACAGCGGTAAACACCTTGTCTACCTGCTCTTCACCCAATAATACTGAAATCTCTTCAGAAAGTCGCATAAGACTGTTAGTTTAGATTAAAATGGGAGATCATCTTGTTCTGTGCTTGCCATCCTGTTTGGACCAAATTCAACCGCATAGGCAGTCATTCCGGTACGGATGATGTTGACTCCATCCTTATTAGTGTAGGAGTCATCTTTTAATCGCCCAGAGGCAACTACGAACGATCCTTTCTTTAGGTGAGCGGCGCAGACCTCTGCAAGCTTGCTCCAAACAGTAGTTTCAAGCCAGACTGTAGAGTCCTTACCTGCTGATACGGCAATTCTAAGGCTTGCTACTGATTCGCCACCGCCTGTGGTACGAAGTTCAACATCTGATCCTAGTCTTCCGCTTACTGTTACTGAGTTAATAGCCATTTGTAAATCCTGTTGTTTTGATTATGAGAACAGTGGAATATAAGCACTGCGGGTTGTATAGTTCCTGCTTGTTGATAGAAAAATAAAAAAAGTGACATTTATTTTGACTTACCCCTTGACAAGATAGTTTTAATTCACTATATTGCGCCATCTTCATTCAATCTTCAAAGTGGATATGCCCAAAAAGCGTGGATTAAGGACTTATGCTGAACTAAAACCAAAGCAACGAGCATTCGTTGATGGTATAGTTGAGAATGGTCTGACTCATACTGATGCCTACAAACAGGCAGGATACTACTGCGGACCGAGCCAGAATGCTATTTATGTGGCGGCTCATAAGATCCGATACAACGAAAGTGTAGACCACGTTATCCGCGAGCGGATGAACAAGATGGTTATGTCTAAAGAAGAGGCTTTAGCTAGGCAAACCGCCGCAGGTCGCTTCGATGTTAGTGAAGCTCTAGAGGTGGATCCATTAGTCTGCCCTCATTGTGAGCAGGAGGTCTTCGAGGAAGGTCACGCTCGTATCAACGTCAAGAAGCTGAAGGAGATGGGCTTAGGTCATCAGATTAAGAAGATCAGTACAGACCGCAATGGTAATCAGATTATTGAGTTTCGTGATGTGGATCAGGCACAGGATAGGATTCTCAGAGCGCAGGGCGCATACACCACCAAGACGGAAGAGGAAGTAGGCGGATTAGCGGCACTTATGAGTAGGGCTTTGAAGGTTAGTTCTGGCGAAGGGGGGTAGACAACCGTGTCTAGGGAGTACCGACAGTCATGTCTAGCCCCCCACGACAACCGTGTCTAGATAATAAACAAATTTATAAACAAAGTTAATAATATCTATTTCTTCTCTTTTAGAAATATCAGATGATGAGGTCCTAGCAATAGCCGAACAGCTTGCTGATCCAATCTTCTATGCAGAAAACGTCATAGGCGTTACTCCGTGGTCAAAGCAATGCGAGATCCTAGAGGCTGTGCAGAAGCATGATCGTATATCTATACGTTCTGGTCATAAAGTCAGTAAAAGCCATTCCGCCGCTATATTGGCTCTGTGGTGGGCTACCACTAAGAGAGATGCCCGTGTACCGATCACATCAGCGTCTTTCAATCAGGTGGTAAAGATCCTGTGGCGCGAAATAACGTCTATGTACCGTAAGGCTAACCTGAACGTACCCTTGGGCGGGCAGATGTACCGTGATCCCAGCAGTGGTCTTGTCTTCCCTAATGGCAATGAGATCTTCGGTTTCTCTACCGACCAGCCGGAACGTGCCGCTGGTATCTCTGGTGAGAACCTACTCTACATCATTGATGAAGCCTCTGGTGTCGATGAAGCCGTATTTGAAGCTATGGAGGGTAATATGGCGGCTGGTGCTAAGATGGTACTGTTCTCCAACCCTACCAGAATGATCGGAACCTTCTTTGATTCGTTCCACAGCAAGAGCAGATTCTGGCATAACATACACATTTCCAGCCAGCACAGCCCGAATGTAACGGGTGAGCGAGAGATTAAGGGACTAGCTGGACCCAAGTGGGTACAGGAGAAGAAAGAGGAGTGGGGAGAGAAATCTCCGATGTTTCAGGTGCGTGTGGAGGGCAACTTCCCTAGTCAGGGTGATGATGCGGTCATTGGCTTGAGCCTTGCCACAGATGCTCAGATGCGCTGGGAGAATGCCCCTACAGAGGGTGCATTACGTATAGGCGTTGACCCTGCTAGGTACGGCGAGGATGAGACTGTTATCTGGGCTGTGCGTGGCGTAAAGGCACTAGAGCCTGTTGTAGGCTTTAACTGGAATGGTCAGCAGATCGCGGCAAAGGTACTAGAGGTTATTCGCCGACTAAAGCGACCCACCGATGACAAGATCTACGTGAAGATCGACGTTATTGGCTTGGGAGCGTCCCCTACGGACTTTCTGAACATCATGCAGGAGGCTAAGGATCTGGGTGTCGTTGTTCGACCAGTAAACGTAGCCCATGCATCATCCAATCCAGATGTATACGCAGACTTGCGTACCCAGCTATGCTTCGACCTACGAGACTGGCTCGAAGCCGGAGGCACACTGCCTAAAGATGAGAGACTAACACAGGAGGTTGTGTCTGCAACCTATACTTTAGACGCGAAGGGAAGAAATCGTGTCGCTAGTAAGAAGGATGAGCGTAGGTTATTAGGTCGCTCACCCGACAGGCGTAATGCGTTGGAACTTGCAATTTATGAAGCCACCCCTAAAAGAACAATCGGAGGGGGTCAATTCCCAATATAAAGATGAGCGAAGAACTCTGGGTAGACTATAGACATCCTGACTACGAAGAACTGCGACGAAAACGCAAGTTCTCACGCGACCAGTACAGCGGAAACGCTCTAGAGGTGGTGCTTCAAGAGGCTAAGAATATGGCTCATGAGAGGGCTGTAGTCTCTGCTATCGACGGTGAGGATGGTGGCATCCGCGTCTACGACAGTATGGGAGGTGGTAACAAGAACGGCACTTACCTCAAGCGTAGAGCGCATGGAGAGATGGCTGTTGCCTTCGGTGAAAGAGCCTCTATTACACGATTCCCCTCACATATGTCCGCCCTTGTTGATTCTCAGATCGGCGGGGTTTTTGCAGTTGAGAGATCAGCGTATCGCGAGTACGATGGTCCCCTTGGCGATCCTGATGTGGCTGGTGATCCAATGTACCACTTCCGGCGTGATGTCGATGGCACAGGGATCAATATGGAGTCCTTCCTGATCTCAGCAGGTCAGCGCATGATCGTTGATAACTGGTTCTGGTATCGTGTTGATCGTGTCAGCGAGGATGATCCCATTCGTGCATACTGGGTAGACCCAGATTCTATCCTAAACTGGCGTGAAGAGGATGGCGTGCTTGTGGAGCTTCTGCAAAGCGAGATGAAGTGGGAACAACCCACCCTGAAGACAAAGGGAAAGTGGACCAAGTATTACCGCCTGTGGACTGTTGACGGATGGGAGCTATACCACGAGGTTGACAAAGAGGACTCCTCTACTGGCAAGCGTGAGGTGGTTATGGTTGCAGATATGCAGTTCCGCTTCCCGTTCTTCACTGAGGCAACTCAGACTAAGCGCAGACTACCTTTTGGTCGCACTAGGCTCCCTCTGGATCGCTACATTGGCTACCAGATGGCTCAGGATCACAATATGCTGTACAACCTGCTATCTGATGCACGTTGGAACTTCCGCGTGATCAACCATCCACGCCTAGCGGGTAACGTCGAAGACGGTCAGTGGACCAGATCCCTGCACACCATTATGCAGGGTGTGAATGCTATGCAGGGTGACTGGAAGTACATTAGCCCAGACTCAGCCAATGGTCACACGGCTTACAAGGTGTACTCGGAGGAGACTCGCCAGTTCTACATCGCTAATCACCAGCGCATGAACGGGTCAAACATTGAGAAGAGTGCTACAGAGGTGCTGTTCGACGAGGCGGCAGGTCGCACAGCGTTCTTGCGTATCTTCGCTAGTGCTATTGATGACATTGAGAATGACATCTACTTCTTGGCGGCACAATGGGAGTCACCAGAGGATGCGTCAGGCTGGTACGCTACGTGGGTCAAGAGAAGCAGTGACTTCAAGCCTGTGGATCTTCAGGGTCTTATCAAGACTCAGGCTGATGCGTTCGCGGCAGTTGCAAACCACTTGGAAGTTGATAGCGCACTACAGTTTGCCCGCGAGGGTGCTGTAGAGGGGCTAAAAGAGAAAGAGAAGCAGGAAGTACCTGCGGCTCTAAATTCATTCAATGCCCCTTCAGAAATCGAAGAAGAGCCAGAAACAAATAAAGATGAGGAGGTGCTAGATGACGCACTATAAGGAGGCGTTCTTTTGGCTCATAGGCGTTACCGCTACACTAAGTATGCTACTAGGAGGGTGGACTATGTCTGAAACAGTAGAACTTGAGTCAAGACTAACGGTTATAGAGGACTCTAGGTTTAACAAGGCAGATGCGCTTGTTATGGAGATTAAAATGAGGAGAGAGTTAGCCTTGGCTACTCAAGAAATAAAAGATTGCCTAAATAACATACAAAAAGGCAACGAGTGCGAATGACATACGAATACAAATTTACTGATACGGAAGAGATCGTAGAGGCTGACTCATACGGCTTGACCGAAATCGACGGAAGACCTGTTAAAAGAGTCTTCTCAAGTACAGCATTCACGCTAAAAGGGTCTGGTTGGCATAAGAGCGACTACCCTTCAGGTAAGAATACGAGACTCCACGTACAAGATGGGCTAAACTATAAAGGAGAATAATAAAAAAAGTGAAAATAAATGTGGTTTGCCTCTTGACAATTCATATTTTATTCACTATATTCCCAAATCGCCTACCTCTCTGGGCGTTTCTGTACCGGCGCAGAGGATTAAGAGAGTGATAAATGCCGTGTTCAACGCCTACCCTTAGGCGATAAAAACAAAGGAGAAACATGGAAATCGTTGTAAAGACAGACGATGGTTTTGAGCCTCTACCAGAGGACAAAGTTGTTCTTTCAAAGTCTGAACTGGAAACAGGATACGTCTCAAAAGACAAGGTGTCAAGCGAATATGTTATGAAGGCATCGTTTGAAGACCGTCTCAACAGAGCAGTATCTAACCAGATTGACAAGGCTCACGAGCGTGAGGATGTTATTGCCCGTGTTCTAGAGACGCATACACCAGCAGGTGCTGATATTGATGCGGCGAAGGAGCAGTGGGAAGCAGGCAGACTCAAGCCTCTGTCAGAGAAGTATGATCGCTTACGTGGCAACCTACGGAACTCCGAGGTTAACGCACACGCGGCTGAGTTCTTTGATGAGCAGTATACGCGACCATTGCCAAACGGCAAGCCATCGCCAATGCAACTTGCACTGGGTGACCAGTTTGAATACAACGAGGAATACGGCTACGTTGCCGCAGTAGACCCTGCTGGCAATTTTATCCAATCCTCAGACCCGACGAGCGCGAAACCATTTCGCAATGTGACTGAGCATATCTCGTCTCTATCAGAAGATCCTGCTTGGACTCCTTATCTGAAGCGACCAGCGAAGAATGCTGGCGGTGCAGGTGGGGCTGGTGTAGCAGACGCAAAGGTTGGAAAGACCGACCCACGCAATATGTCTCCTGAAGAGCGAAACGCTTGGATCGCTTCTAACGGTATTGATGCTTGGATGAGTATCATATCTTAATCTAATTTCGGAGAGAAATAATGGCTATTGGAAAAGCGTCGAATTTCGTCATCAATGATGACCTGTTTGACACAATTTTTATTGAGCAGATCAACCAGAATGTTAATGCATTCAACACGGCATCTGCTAACTCTATCCGCTTTGTTACGCAAATGCTGGAAGGAGACTACGCAAAGACTCGGTTCTTTGATCGCTTAACTGGTGGTGTTGCTCGACGCGATACAACCTCTGTTAGTTCGGCTACCGACACAGCACTGACTCAGGACGAAGTGATCTCCGTGAAGTGTTCACGAGGATTCGGTCCTTACGCACAGACGCTAGATGCGTTTGAGAAAGCCCAGATTAGCTCTGAGCAGATGACTAGCAACCTTGCTATTATGTTTGCTGATGAGTTCCTGAAGGATGCTCTCAACACGGGTCTTACCGCTGGTGTTGCCGCCCTTAGTCAGACCACTGGAAGTCAGGACTTGATCTATGACTACTCTGGTACTGGTAACCTATCTCACGCCGCCCTGATTGCAGGTCGTGCCAAGATGGGTGATGCCTTTGGTCGTATCAAGGCTTGGGTGATGCACTCTAAAGCATACCACGATCTCGTTGCCGCACAGGTTAGCGTTGCTTCTGGTAATGTTGCTGACTTCGCTATCTACGAAGGTAACGCAGGAACGCTTGGATTGCCAGTCGTAGTTACTGACTCTTCTTCGCTAGTTCTTGATGCAACCACAGACAACTACTACACCTTGGGTCTTACCGACAATGCCATTGTTGTACAGGAGTCTGAGAACCGCCGAATGGTTTCTGACCTGATTACAGGCTTGGACAACCTTGTTATGCGCGTTCAGGGAGAACACGCCTACAACGTCGAAGTCAAAGGCTTCAAGTGGGACACTGCCAACGGTGGTGCTAACCCAACAGCAGGAACCATTGGTACAGGTACTAACTGGGACTCTGTTGTTGCTGATGACAAGGACAAAGGTGGGGTTGTAATTCAGACAACCTAATGAAGCGTCACATTGTAATACTATGCAAGGGGACCCCTAACGGCGAAGAGCTTACTCTGCGAGATCTATTCATCTCGCGGGGTAACTCAGCCCGTGTGGTAAGTGCGATACCGGTAACGGATCGTAGAGAGCGAGAGTCTTGCGACATCGCCTACTCTTTCTACAAGGATCTCTTAGTAGGTTACGATGCGACAGAATTGGTTATGCCGGAGGGCGTGGAAAAAGCGTCCTCTGGCTATACCATTCAGCGTAAGGGAAGGTGGTGCTACATCATTGACCCTGACGGAAACAAGGTCAACCCGAAGGGGCTGTCCTTTGAGGATGCTACAAAACTAATGGGTGAACTATAATGGCTATTGGAGACTGGGACAGCCTAGCGTTATCTGCAACGACTCTGAAGGGTCTTGCTCCTGTAGACCTACGTGACCCTGACTTTGGCGAGTACGACACGGATGCCCCGACATCAGAGTACGTGGCTCAGGCTAAAGACTACATTGAGACAAGGCTACTGGGCGCAGTCCCTGCCTTGATTGTAAAGGCTGATGGTCCTAACGAGTTTATGGACGCGGCAACAACTATTTCAAATGTTGCAGGGGTGATCCAGCGTATGCTTGGGTTGTCATTCCTGTGGCACTACTACGGTCAGGAGCGGTTTGGAACCAGCGACCTTTTCGCTATCAAGCGGGATGAGGTCAAGATGGACTTCGACCAGACCCTGAATGGCTTTATTATCTACATTCAGCAGGACGAAGACTTTATTGATGCTATTGAAGCCACGGCTTCTGCTGATCTCTCCAAGTTCAACGATTTACCGTTTGTAGGATGAACGACCGTATAGGAAATAACTTAATTAATGCCCTTAACAGGGTTGTCGGTGGCTTTGGGGACGTTATGAGTACCCTAGCTAGAAAGGCTGTGCCTCACATTCGCCAGAGGACACGCCGCGGGATGGATGACAAAGGTAGTCCCTTTAAGGCGTACTCACCTAAGTACCTCAGGAGAAAGAGAACCAACGTTAACCTATATGGTAACAGAAGGGTGACTAAAAACCAGTCTAGAATGCTGGATGAGTTGACCGTGACTACTTCGGAGGGTACAGGATTCTCTTCTAACGGCGGTGGCAATATGGGTCGCTTTATTGACCCAAAAAGGAAGACGTATCAGGCTGGCTCAACCTCTAGCGTAACGATTGGCTGGAATGATCCCAAGAAGGCTAATATAGCTGGCTACCACCACTTAGGGCGCACTGCTGGAAATCCATCTGGTTTTATGCCACGCAGACCATTCTTAGGTCTAGAGCCTGAGTTCATTGCAAAAGAGGTCCAGCAGGACTTCCAGAAGCTCGTTACTGAATCTTTTGGAACAGCCGGAGCAAACGAGCGGATCACAATGAGGCTAATGTAATGGGGTATACCTCCAGTAATGACGTATTTGATGCAGTAGGTGGTCAGATTGATCGCTTCTTTGGTGGCGAGGTTGACTCTGTTGTCATCTTTGACGGCGAGCTATGGCAAGCCATTGAGCAGAGAGCCAACGAATCTGGCATAGGTGACGTTACTATTTTCATAGGAATGCCACAGACTACACCAGAACGTCTCGATGGATGCGGTCTGCCGCTCCGTGAGGACGTTGAAGTTGATATCTATGTTATCGTAAGGGCTAGTGGTCGAAGCCGTTACACGGCATCTAGGGAGCTTCTGTGGGACATCACTGATCAGATGGTACATTCTGTATTTACCTGCACAGAGAGATCCACAGACTTCAAGAGCGTAATAATGGGTTGGGCGTTCAACAGGCGCATCAGAATGGATGCAAACCCCGACTACCTTGCACACAAAGTTGAATTCACAGCCAAACCAGTACGATGAAGAAGAAATTTATTACAGACAAGATGGCGGTCATTACTTGCTTCGGCGGTAATGGCACATATGATGTACGAGTACCGAAGGGGACAACCCTGTCTATTCACAGACACCTGAAGCAACCTATCTTGCTCGAAGAGAATAAGATCAGCGAAACTGCTTACAAGGAGTTCTACGCACCGCCTGCGCCAATTAAGCAGGAACCAAAACCTAAAAAAACTAAAGAGGACAACTAATGTCACAGCTAGGAGTGGGTGAAATCACCCAAGTTCAATTTGGCGCAACAACCGTTGCCGCCTCATACATTGAGGGGCTCTCTGTAGACAATGCCCCTGACACGTACACATCTGGCTTAGGCTTTGATGTAGAGCGTGGGTCTATTACTAAAACCGTTACGTGTAGTGTTCTTGACTACTCTGCGTACTCTGCTCTCAACACGTTGATGACAGCCAGAACCAAGAGTACGGTCACGGTCACATATATGGATGGCAAGACACAGGCGTTTGCTAACTGCATCATCACCGTGGTTCCGTTGATCCATCAGGTTCCTGATGCTTGCCAAGTATTCTTAGGTGCGGCTGGTGCTGACAAGACTGGTCTTGACGCGGCATATGGTGGAACAACTGGCGTATGGACTGACTTGGGTGTTACCCTTGATGTTCCTGCTCCTACCTTCGACCTAGCGTTTCAGGGAAGCACAGGATGTGGTTTGCCATACTACTCCTCAGTAAACTTTATGGAGGAGTTAATCCTTCCTGAAGACGTTTACTCAGATATCACGAACGCATCATCGGGTGATGTTGCTATTCGCTTACCGGATGGTAACTGGCTATGCTTTGATGACGTTTACACGTTCAAGCATTACACGAACGAGGATGCTTCTGCTCCACGCTCAACCCGCTTGCACCTGAAGGCTGTTGCTGACAACTGGAATGACATCATTTCATACCACGATGGTAGCGCTGGAGTGGCAACGCCAAGCGACTACTTCGCTGGATGTGCGGTGACTGCTTCTGCCAGAGGCTATGCAGAAACAGATGTTGTATCACTTACAAGTCCTTAATTAAACACAGAGGGATCTGATGGCTAAGATTGATTTAAATGCGGTTCTGGGTGGTCACGATGACCCCCGTGTTGGGGACGAGTACGAAGTTGCTCCTGACCAATGGGGAAAGATGAAGGCTCCCACAATCGCTCTAAGGGACAAGGCACTGGCACTCATTGACGAGGAGGGGGCGAAGGATATAGACTTCGTGCGTCTCGTTCTGGATGGGTTACCAGACTTTGATCCTGCCAATGCAATAAATGGTATGGAGGCGAAGGTCATCCGTGATTTTTTTACATTGCTGGCTCAGACCGTGAAGATGCTGAGTCAAGACTTAGATCAATTAGGCCCATAGATCCGAGTTCGTCACGGGATGTGATAGAGGCTGGGTGGTCACGACAGTTTGCCCGTGAAACTGACCTGTGGCTCCTAATCAGACTCAGCCTCTCTGGTGGTGATCCGCTTCGTGCGCGTGAGCTACGGGAGTGTACAGAATCAGAGCTTGCTATTGCTTGGCAAGATAACCGCCGACAAATAGAGGGTGTTGGCTATAAGATAAGGGGACGCTAGTGGCTATTAATAAGACACAAGTTGGGATTGAGATTGTCGCAAATGCTGGCAAGGCTATTACTGCGATGAGCCAGCTTAGTGGCGAGATGGCTCAACTAGATGGGTTCATCCAGAAGTCCACTGGCGGAATGTACAGGTTCAGCCAGTCTCAGAACCGGTGGGTCAACAGCAAGGGAAAGGCTGTTAAAGCGTCTGATGCCATCAAGAGGGCTTTACAGGCTCAGGTACGAGCTACTCAAGCTTCGGCACGAGCATACGAGGCGGCAGTAGCTGGTCTTAGCAAGACAGAGAAGGCGGCACTCCAGACTCAGGGTGCGCTCTCTAAGATGAACCACGCAACTGGTTCTGGTTCTTTTGCCGCCATTTCCCTTGGTCAGACCTTTCAGGATGCTGGTCAGTTTGGGATGGGGGCGGCACAGGGTGTTCGTGCCGTTACGAACAACGTGCAGATGCTCTTCCAGTCAATGACTCATATGGCTGGTCAGATGGGCGGGTGGAAGAAGGCGTTCAAGCAGTTAGGAGCATCACTAGCGGGACCGGCAGGTCTTCTTGTTGCGTTCTCCTTGGTCACCGCTGGCATCGAGTTCTTTATGAACAAGCAGATGATGGCGGCTAAGAGGGCTAGGGAAGCCAAGGGTGAGTTTAAGTCGTTTATGGAGGTCATTGCGGCTAATCCCGTAATCAAGATGGCTGTGACTCAGGAGAGGCTTGGTCAGGAAATTTCCAATACAAAAGGGAAGTTAGAGGAGCTGAAGGAGACGCTTGGTGGCTACATTGCGATGGATAAGGATGGCAATGTGCTTACAATGGCGGAGCTAAAGGAAGCGCGGGAAAACGTCAAGAACCTGAAGATCTCTCTGGAGGATCTAGAAAAGCAACAGAAAAATAATAATGAACAGATACGCGAGAACTTAGCGTGGATCTCTACCGAAGAGAATCTAAAGGCTCGGATACTCAAGCGCAATAACGAGATCAAACTCAGTCTTGCCGAGCTTCAGGTCTCGTATGCAACGCAGTGGGACCCTGCCAACATCGCGGCGGCGAAGTATGAGCAGAAGGTCAAGGACGTTCTAGCTGGTGGCTTCGGTGGCGGGGGTGTCTCGTTTATGGCGGCTATGCAGGAGATGAACTTGAAGTGGATGGAGTTCAAGCAGACGGTAACTGATGCTGGTCTTGAGCTGGAGATCACTCGCTCAGAGTGGGCTAAAATGGTCGGTGATGGCTCACTTGATGAGTACCTAGAGAAGCTGAAGAAGGCAAAGGATGATAAGAAAGAGATCAAGACGCTTGCTGAAAAGTGGGCTGAAAAGATGGAGGCTACTAAGTACACTGTAGAAGAGCTTTCTTTTGAGCTAGAGAAGGTTCTCGGAACGGATGGGATGATTCTGGCTAATCTAAGGGCGCAGACAGCCGCACTGGAAGACCAGATTAACTTTCAGACACAACTGAATGACCTCAAAGTGAAGGGTGTCTTGGATGATAGCGGCTCTCTGACCGAGACGTTTGGGGTCAAGGTTAAGCCCAAGCCACAGGAGGTTAGTAAAGAAAGCAAAGAGGCTAAGAAAGATCTGTTCGACCACGAGGAGCAGATGAAAAGGCTACGCGCTCAAGCGAAGAACAATGCAGAGGCGGTTAAGCTGAGGCAGAAGGAGCTTAATGCAAAGGAGAAGCACAATCAGAAATTAGAAGACATAAGACAGCGCAGGCGCGAGATCTACTCTGAGATGGGTGCTGATATGATCAATGCCAGTCTGGATATGGCTATCGGTGGTGATAGTTTTGTGGAGGCTTTTGGTGGCTTCTTGGATAGCTGGGGGCAGAGCCTTATCACGCAGGGTCTTCTTGCAATGAAGTTCGGTGCGCTCATTGAATGGATCAAACAAGCAATAAAAATGCCGGGCGGAGGCTTCGCGGCGGCGGCGGCAGGACTGGCACTTGTTGTTGTAGCCAAGAAGCTCACCAAGGCAAGTGAGAAGAGTGCCTCTATGGGTGGTGGTAGTGGTCGCGGCGGAAAGCCAACAGGCAATCTAACTGGGCTTGATCAGTGGTTCACTAATGGAATGACTGTAGACAGCATAAACTCTATGCAGGGCAGTGCGCTTGCACCGTCAACACTTACGGGTAACTGGACTGGAATGAATGCGGCATCTAACAGGGCTGACAGAACGTCAATGCGAGTTGAGCTTGTTTCGTCGGGCAGGAACCTTGTTAGCGTGATTGCTAATGAGAATTCTGCATCGTCAAGACGCATTGGTGCTGGTGGCGTGTCTGGTGGTGGCGTAGGTGCTGGTCAGGCTTCCTTGCAGATGGGTAGCGGATGGGACGGCGGGTTCTTGGCTAAGGATCGTAGCAGGTAGATCTAGACTTAAAACAGAGGGTTAAAAATTGAGTTTCGACTTAACGAATTGGACTACAGCGAAGTACACACACTCATTCACTACGGATGAGAACAACTCATATGTTCTTGAAGTTCACGAAGATGGCTTTGCTTCTACCTCATCTTCAGTAGAGCTTGATGGACGCAGTGCCATTGAAACCAGATGGGTTCACGATGGGGAGAATGAGTATGGCGAGACGATCACCAGTGAGACTGTTGTAAGCCTTTATGATGACGGTCTAGCACTGGTCTCTGACCTTGAGGAGCAACTGGATACCATCGTCAATAAGTACCTCCTTGTTATCCGATCTGGAAACAACCTGAAGTGGGTTGGTCGTATTGATCCTGAGAGCCTGTACTTCGAGGAAGATGGTCCAATCAAGCTGTCTTTCTCTGCCACGGATGGGCTGGGGAGACTATCTACGATACCCTATGCTGATGACACAGATGGTACGCCACTTACGGCTGGCTCTGTTAACGTTATTAGCGTTATTGCTGACATCCTATCCAGCACCGGATTTGGACTAGACTTCTATGTATCATCATCGCTGTATCACAAAAGCAGTGAGTTGCTTGCGTCTAATAGCGGTATAGAGAAGTGTCCACTTGAGTACACTTGGACCAACAAGCTGGCGTTCACAAACAGGAACAAGGATAGTGATCAGGGCTTGGTGTCTGCTCTTGATGTGATCCGATCCATATGCTCCGCTTGGACTCTGAAGTTGTTTCAGGCTGACGGTGCGTGGCATCTAACTCAGGCAAACCACTTTGCCAAGTCTACCTACCGCAGGTGGAGATACAGCAGTGCGGGTGCTGGCAAGACCGCAGACGGATCCAATGCTTCTGGTGCTGGCATCACTACGACTGCTAGTGCGGACTATGAGGATGTAAACCCACTAAAGACAATAACAAGCGAGGAGTATAGCAGAACAATCTCGACCGCTGAGATCTTGTCTGGGTATAACTCTGCTATGACGCAGTACCAACACGGTCCAGTAGCGTTCCTGCGTAGCCCTGACTTCTTCAATCCTGATATCTCAGACACAGAGGCGTTCTACAACAACGGCTCTAATCCGACATCTCCTTGGAGGCACGATGTGGTTAATGGCGTGTACGCTAAGAACACGGAGAAGGCTGACTGGGGTATGTTTATAGCTGAGACATCGAACCAAGACTACCTGACTGACTTTACTGGCTACAGCGAGCTTGTGCAGACTAGCGAGATTACGGGTAAGCGAGCCAACCTCTCGGGAGATGGTGCTGGCTCTATGGACGAGTTTATCAGAACAACCAACAACGGGAAGTATAGTGACCAGACTTCTCAGACTATTCAAACTGGCTCTAATCTTGGTCTCGTGGCAAGCGTACTTCCGTTCTTCAGCGGCGCTCCGCCAGACAATCCATACTCCAATGACGAAAGGGACGGAACAAGGTACTCCCTAATTGCACTACAGGTCAAGCACGAGGGGCAAAACGAGTACTTACAGTTTGAGAATGACGGAACACTGAGCTGGACTGCAACCGTTAACTGGTTGTGCCTAAAGAACGCGGCACTCTACTCAACGATCAAGGTGTTCCTCTCGGGCATTGACACAACTACCGCTGATGGTGCTATCACGGTCAGTCTTGGACCTATCGTCTATGATGACAGGGGTGGGTCTTTGTGGTCTGGTGTTATCTGGGATAACGTGCAGATTGTGCCGATCCTTGATGATGGCGTAGTGAATGGCGAGACAACCACCTATGTAAACTTCATCAACAGGGACAACCCGCGCCCTGTCTCGAAGAGCTTTGTGCTGGGTGATGGACCAACCAAGTTCAACAAGTCATCTATGTTCTCAGACTCCTCCCTCAGTACAGTTACACAGGACTGGGAAGAGTCTACTGCTAGTCACTCCAATACCGACACGAACGTCAGTCACACGCAGATCGTTGGCGAGATGATGCTAACGTCGATGAACAAGACAAGGCGCAGGCATCAGGCAACCTATTATGGTATAGGCGGTTCGCTTACTCCTATCAATGTGCTGAACAGGGATAGCAAGAACTGGGGTTGCTGGAGCGTCAATACGATGTGGCAGGGCGAGTATAGCTCAGGCTCTTGGTACAATGCCGATGAGAACATATTCACCAATGACCTGACTACAGGCATCTCTACTGGTAGCTCAATGGTCGGTGGGTTCTCTAACGGACTCGACAGTGCCTCTGGGAGCCTCTTCAATCGCATTGGGGCATCTTTTGATACTCTACTAGCCAAAGAGAACGATCGTCTCGCTACGGTGGCTTCAGGTAGCTCTGGGGCCACTGTAAATTGTACGGCACTCTCAGAGGATCTAAAGAATGGGGATCCTATCTACTTCCAGCGTAGGGATACTGGTCACATATTCAAGCGCAAGTTAGCCGCCAATGCTGACGAGGGAGCTACAACCTTCACCGTTGACGAAAACTTTGGTAGTAACGGGGAGACTATTGCCGTTGGCGATCCGATCCTAGTTGGCTCTATTTCCGGCTTGCGCATTGACATGGATGGTGTTAAGATCGTTAACACGCATCTCACCAATGACGGGCTGAACTCTTGGGAGGATGGCGGTGGCATTGTTGACGATAATCCAAATAGCCTTACCTATGGCAAGATAACCACATCTAGTACAGATGGTTGGATCATTACCAGATACGGAGATGCTGAGTTTAATGACATTATTATTCGCGGGATGATTGAGGCGGGTGTGTCTATTCCTATCCGCATTGGTCAGGACGTGGGTGACTGGGATGACACTGGTACTGACCTTGACATTCTAAAGCAACACGGTATCTGGATAAACCTGTATAATCACTGGCTCATTGACGAGGTAGACTCAGACGCGGTACACTTTAAGGTCGGTAATGCCACTGATCACTTCTACTGGGATGAGGCAACTGCGGCTATCAAGGTAAAGTCTAACGGTGTTGACATCTTCGACTCCAGTCTGACCACCTCTGGACTGGGCTTGGGTGGTATCATAGCACTCGACACTGATGGCAAGATCGTGATGGGTGAGACAACCGATGGCACGATTCTCTCTACTTCAGGTGTTGATCTGGTCTTTGACAGAGCCGCTGGTGCGGCTGACGCTGTTGTGTCTGTCGACTGGGAAGACGATAATGCTGGCAGTGCGGTATCACTTGGGTACTCAACTACGTATGATGGCGTAGCAGGGATTCACGCCATTGATGACTGGAGTATAACCTCTGCGGTCCCTGTTATCATTGACGCTACGGGTGATATTACACTAACGTCCTCTGGTAGCCTTGTGGTTGGTGCTGTAACGTATCCAAAGGCTGATGGGAATACGGCAGGTCAAGTTCTGTACACGAACGGCTCAGGCGTTCTTACGTGGTCCACAGACACACCTACCGATAATCAGGTCCTCGCATTCAAGAGTGTTGACAGCACTCTTCACTGGATCGACAATGGAACCGGAGGTGGTGGCGGAGCTACTGACATCAATGACTTGGGAGATGTTTCGATAGTATCTGCGGCATCTGGTGATGTCCTCAGGCACAACGGAACTGCGTGGGTGGACTATGCTGATAGCAACTTCCTTGCTAGAGCAAACCACACTGGCACTCAGACAGCATCTACGATTAGCGACTTCGACACTGAGGTTAGCAACAATACATCCGTAGCGTCTAATACGACTCACTCAGGGCTTACAAACAACCCGCACTCTGTAACGGCGGCACAGCTTAGTCTGGTTGTTGGTACAGACGTTCAGGCTCATAGTGCCACTCTTGATCAGGTGGCGGCGGGTACGTACACTGGTAACGGTGGCGCACTTGACAACCAGTACATAGCCAATGGTGCTGGATACGTCACATCTGGTGGCATAGGAACGGTTCAGTCTGTTGCCACTGCTGGTAGCGTCAATGGGATTACCTTAACTGGTGGACCCATCACATCGACAGGAACAATCACCTTGGGTGGGACGCTGACTATTACGGAGTCTCAGATTAGTGACCTTGGGGCATACATCACGGGGATAACCTCAGAGAGCGTACTAAGTTTAACTGATGTTTCGGGATCCCCTGCCGACAAGCACTTATTATACTATGACTTCGGAGCGGGTGACTACGTAAGCACCCACTTGAACTCCATTGGAGCCGACCTAAGTACCGTAGGCACAATTACTTCAGGTACATGGTGGGGTACGGCTATTGCTGATGCCTATATTGCCAGTTCGTCAAGTTGGAACACCGCCTACGGATGGGGAAATCACGCAAGTTCTGGGTATGCCTCATCTGGTGATAACATTTCGGTGTTTACCAATGACTCTGGTTACTTAACTAGTATTACTGCTCAGAGTGTGTTAAGCCTGACTGATGTTTCAGGATCACCCTCTGACAAACATCTGTTGTACTATGATTCAGGAGCAGGTGACTTTGTCAGTACGCACTTAAACACTATAGGAGCCGACCTGAGTACTGTGGGGACAATCACTTCAGGTACATGGTGGGGTACGGCTATTGCTGATGCTTACATCTCATCATCTGCTAACTGGAACACCGCTTACGGTTGGGGCAATCACGCCTCTGCTGGATACGTTACGCACACAGGTACTCCAGCCGACAAGCACTTATTATACTATGACTTCGGAGCGGGTGACTTTGTCAGTACGCACTTAAACACTATAGGAGCCGACCTGAGTACTGTGGGGACAATCACTTCAGGTACATGGTGGGGTACGGCTATTGCTGATGCCTATATTGCCAGTTCGTCAAGTTGGAACACCGCCTACGGATGGGGAAATCACGCAAGTTCTGG